TATCATTTTTAGATGAAGGAGCATACGGTGACAATTGTTGATAATATGAACGCTGAAGCAGAAGAGCAAGAAGAACTTCTACGACAGAGACTTCAGATAACGACTGGACTTCAAGAAGGCGTGGTCGAAGTTAACTTCCTTAAAAGAGATGGGACCGCTCGTACAATGCGTTGTACTTTGAATGATAAATATCTTCCACCACAGAAAGAAGTTACTGAGGGTACAGCAGATAAATCAAATGATTATATTGCTGTTTGGGATTTAGAGAAAGAGGGTTGGAGATCATTTAGATTCGACTCTGTAACAGGATATACTATTGGAGTAAATCATGAGTAAAATTAATATCATTGATGATACAAAACAAGAAGACGATGAATTTGAAATGGGCCCATCATCAGACGGTACTTACGCTAATGCAAAGGGTGGTACTGAGATGATGAACGAGCAGTTGTATGCTCGTGTCGATAATGATTTGCTTGATCAGTTTCATATCATCAAATCTCGTGTCCGTTATATGGACCCAGATAAACCAAACATTTTGTGGCTTCATGATACATGGGATGATCCAGAGTCTGAGCATCTGTCAAATGATGAGTTGCGTAAGCGGTTTGCAAAGTTGGTGTTTGTATCAAACTATCAGTTTCAAACGTATCATCTCGCACATGGAGTTCCTTTTAACGAGTCTTTCGTACTCCGCAATGCAATCGATCCTATTCCTTGGAAAGAGAAAAGCAAAGATCAAATTCGTCTGATCTATCACACAACACCACATCGTGGTTTGAATATTGCTGTGGCTGCTATTCAAGAACTTGCTAAGATTCATGGTGATAAGATTCACTTTGATGTATTCTCTTCATTCAATGCGTATGGTTGGCCGGATGCAGATAAACCATATCTTGAAATGTTCGATCAAATCCGTGAACATCCAAACATGACTTATCATGGTTATCAACCTAATGATGTGGTTCGTGAAGCATTGCAGGAAGCACACATCTATGCATATCCAAATGTATGGCCTGAGACTTCATGTATCAGTGTGATCGAAGCTATGTCTGCTGGTTGTCAAGTCGTATGTCCTAACTATGCTGCACTACCAGAGACAACAGGAAATTTTGCTACAATGTATCAGTGGAGTGAAGACCTCAATAAACATGCAAACATCTTTGCTAATATGCTTCATGCAGCTATTGAGAATCATAACACAGATGATATGCAACGCAAGATGATGTTCCAAAAGAACTGGACTGACAACTTCTTTAATTGGGATTTGCGGGCTGCTGAGTGGACAGGGTTCCTACAGGGACTACAGAAGCAGAATGGCTGAAGAAAGTTATGTGAGTAAGCTAATGAGAGAAGGACACGAAGCATATATGCTACGCCGAATCAGGGAAGAGCAAGACGCCACGATTCGGCGTCTTGCATCTGATTCTCTTGATGAAAACGGGGAATCCCTCCAATCAATCAGAGATGATATCTTTCAAACCCTTGAAAGAATTGAGAAAAAAATCGACAAAATTAGTGAAAAAAGCCCTTGACTTAATCTCTAATTCTGCTATTATCTACAAGTAACAAGAGAGGTGATTCGCAATGTTGACTGCTTTGAAAATCGTGATCGGTACTACAGCTACTATGATCGTTATCGCACTTCCTATTTTACTTGTTTGGTAAGGAGATACCAATGACTCCAGAAGAAAAGACTTTCATGGAAGAACTGTGGATGTGTGATGTAAGCGGGGGTACGATTATCCCTGACATCGGTATTGTCGAGGATGTACGAACCACTGCTGGTATTGACTTGATGGTCACTGTAGTAGGGTTCGATGGTACTCGCAAACTCTTTGCTGGTAGTCAGTTATTTGAGATGTGTCCACATCTTTTTGACTGGATTGCAGAGCGTCAAGATGAAATTGACATTATGAGAGGATTTGAGCATGGCCACAAACTCTTTTAAGGTTGGAGACACTATCTGCCTTCAAGGTGTATCGCGTCATGGTAAAAACCGTATTGAGCAACATGGTGAGATATGGACAATCAGAGAGATTTCACAGTTCATTGGTCGACCAGCGATGCTAGTGGAATCTGAGAAACAGACATTCACTATCAAGACCCGCGATGCTGCTAAGACTAAAGAGTGGACTTCAAAGAAAGTCAAAGACACTCGTTGGATTCACCTATCGAATGATGATAACTTTGAAATCATGAAAGACTGATAGTTATGAAATGTGATCTTCTTACGCCTCACGCCCCTGCTCTTAAGAGAGTACACGAATGGCTAACCCCCTCTTTTCCAGACTGGTTCAAGCAGCTACCTAATACAAAAGATCAGTTTGACGTAAGCCGGAATGACTTTGAAAAAAACGTCAAGGGTTGTCCCTCATTTGTACGTCTATTCAAAAACAGTTATCTGCTTCGCGCACCGGAAGACGTTATGATCATTGGTCCCCAAGCAGGTAGTAGAATCTTATTTGCAAGTGGTGAGACGGAGCCTAGCTTCCAGTCTGTTTCATCTTGTGATGTAGCAGAGATGATGCACCCGTCATTTGAGGAAACCCACATCAATCTTCTGTTTACCTTTAAGTTTATTCTCATAGCAGATGAGCCGATGGAAATGGTCTTCTTAGACCCCTGCTACCATTTAGATAAGAAGTCTGAAATGCTCACTATGACAGGCACGTTACAGCTTCATCCGAAGCTATACATGCCAATAAGCCTAAACATGCTGATGCCCAAGGCTGCGTTTAACAACAAAGATACATTGTTTATTCGCAAAGGCCAGCCTCTCGCTTATCTCTTCTTTCCGGGCGGCAAGCCCAAGATCGAACCCAGACAAATTACGATGGACGAGTGGCAGATTGATCACGGGTATCAGAAAACCAATTTCCAAGGTAATTGGATTAAAGAAATGGACAAGTTAGTAGCACAAGGAGAAACTACATGAAGAAAGCCACTAAAGCTGCACGTCAACAGCTAGAGAAAGCAATCCTAGAGGATTTGACATCCAAGCGCACAAAGGTGAAGCGTAAGCGTAAGCCTATGACTGAGGAGCAGCGGAAGGCTGCTAGTGAGCGTCTAGCGAAAGCACGAGAGAAGCGTCAAGCTGCTAACCCGCCACAGTATAAGAACATACACCCATCTGTCGTTGCACTTCCTGATGATGATACCTTCTCACGAAAGAACGTGACTGAATGGATCAAGCATCAGAAGCAACTTCTGTCTGAGCATCGTAAGGCTGAACGACAAGGATTGAAACATGCTGCTATGCATGTGGCCGATACTGCTGCATACATTCGTCACTGCGAATGGTATCTTAAGAACGGTGATTGGATCGATGATCGATATGGTAAGGAAGGGACTAGCGTAGTCAAACGGCGCGTTGTGGTTCCACGCGGATGATAAATAGATTCAACAGAGGAGTTTCTAATGTCAACAATTATTGAATTCCCCAAAACTAATATTCGCGCTATCGGTCAAGAGAAATCTCTTGATGAAGTTCAAGCGAAGATCAGTCATGCAAAGGAAGAGTATGTCAATGCTCTTGTCGATCATCACTGTAGTACACTTCTAGCCAACATCAGTCTATCTGGAATCGAAATCGAAAAAGACGAATTCATGAAAGATTTTGCATTTACTGTAGAGACAGTTCGATCATCCATGTATCGAAGTGTTGGCTTGGAGCATCCACTGCATGAACAGATTGATCAGGCTATGGAAGTTGCTGACAAAGAAGAAGATGAGGAATTTGGTTCTACATTTCCTAAGATTGAATATGTAGATGATGATGAAGATTTTTTCGATGAGTGATGATCAGCGTATCATTCTTGTATCTGAATTTATAGAACAAAAGTTACGCAAAGAACAGGAACTTGAATTCTATCAAAAAGAGATGATAGAACTACAAACCAAGATTTATTATCTGAAGAAAGAAGTAGATTTAACACAGGTGATCATTGATATGATCAAACATGATAAAGTCGTTATGCTGGAAGGTAAACACAACTTACTAGGTAAAGAAGATGAGTAATACTTACACACAACGACAATGGGACAGAGAAGTGGGGTGGGGTAAAGTGCCAGCGGAGTATGCAATGTCTAGTGAAGATTGGGTGGCCGAAAGAATTCTATTGAACGAATTGACTCGTATGGAAGTGTTGCAAGACGGTCAATACACAGATCAGGATATTATCGTAAGAGAGTGGATACAAAGTCGAATTAAAGACTTGACAAAATACAGAGAATAGTTTACTATATAATATAGGATGTAAATGTGAGTAAGTACAATGATACTCTTAGACTTGAATCAGGTGATGATTTCAAACCTGATGATGCAGATTGGAAACAATCGAAACAATGAAATCGATGAAGACCTTGTAAGACATATGGTGTTAAACAGCCTGCGTCTATACAAAGGTAAGTTTGGTGAACAGTACGGCGATCTTGTTATCTGTTGTGATGATAAGAACTATTGGCGTAAGCAGATGTTCCCCTACTACAAAGCCCACAGAAAAAATGACAGAGAGAAGTCTCCGTTAGACTGGAACAAAATCTTTACGGTTCTAAACACCATTCGTGATGAACTAAAAGAAAATTTTCCTTGGCGTGTACTTCAGATCGAAACAGCAGAGGCTGATGATATCATCGGTACTCTGTGTCATCGTTTTGGTAAAATTCTAAAAGCAGATGATGTAGAACCTATTCTGGTATTGTCTGGTGACAAGGATTTTGGACAGCTACAGAAGTATGCAAATGTCGAACAGTTTTCCCCTATCACAAAGAAATGGATTCGGATCAACAATCCAGAAGCGTTTTTGCGAGAGCATATTATGAAGGGTGACAGAGGTGATGGTATTCCTAACTTCTTGTCAGGTGATAACTGTATCGTTGCTGGCCAGCGACAGAAGCCTCTGATGTCAAAGAAACTCGACACATGGATTAGTCTTGATCCTGTTGACTTCTGTAATGACTTTATGCTACGCAACTACAAGCGCAACGAGGCTCTTGTAAACTTAGACATGATTCCATCAGAGATTCAGACGCAGATAAATAAACAATATGATGAGTATCAAATCCCCGAAAGAAAGGGATTGTTGAATTACTTTATCAAGAAGCGTTTGAAAAATCTTATGGAACACGTTGGAGAATTTTAATGACAAAGACCTTCTATGAAATCTTTAGAGAAGTTGAGAAGTGCAGAACCAAGAAGGAAAAGATTGCAAAGCTACAACAGCATAGTAGCGCATCGATGAAACAGGTTCTTGGCTGGACATATGACGACAGAGTTAAATGGCTTCTACCAGAAGGTGTACCGCCATACAAACCAATTGCTGAAGGTATCGAAGCTGAAGGACGATTGGTTGCTGAATTGAAGAGAATGTATATCTTCATTGAAGGTGATACTGACACACAGAGAAATTTGAAACAGGCTCGACGCGAACAACTCTTTATTGAGATGCTTGAGTCTGTTGATCCGGGCGATGCTAAAGTACTACTAGGTATGAAGGACGGTAAACTACCATTCAGAGGTATCACAAAGAAGCTGGTAGCGGAAGCATTCCCCAACTTGGGTAAACACTGGTGAAAGAAAGATAGGTCACTAATATGGCTAAAAATAAGAAGTCTCCCCAAAGCGAAGACGAAAGAGGCTTTAAGCGCATTAAAGAACAGCGTAAGCCGATCAAAAACTTCAAGACACACTTGAAGGATGCGGCTGAATTATATCTAGAGGATGAAGAGTTCGATGAAGAAGATAGCATTTATTATCGGGAACGGGATTAGTCGTAAACCTGTTAATCTGAGTAAACTTGTAGATCAAGGGGCCATCTTTGGATGCAATGCTCTTTACAGAGAGTTTAATGATTTTCATTATCTGGTTTCAATCGACAAGCAGTTCCAAACAATCATCGAAGCAAATGATGAAGTATTCGGTAAAGATGAACGAATCATTTTTCCACCAGATGATGAATGCTGGGAAGATGCTGAGTACTCGCCGAATCGGAGACGCAGTAATGCAGGGATGAACGCAATGCTAGAAGCGATTCGGCGTGGATACGATCATCTATACTGCTTGGGTTTTGATTTTCTCTTAAAAGACAAAGAGTTATCGACCCACAATCTGTTCAAGAATCAGGAAGGTTATGGACCCGAAACACATGCGAATCACCTAGATAACGCTCACCGAATCGGGTATCTGGAGTGGTTTATGAAGAAAAATGATCATATTCGATTCACTTTTATTCTACCAGATAATGAACCTTTTCAGCCACTTACAGCCAAAAATGTTCGTGGCCAATTTATTTCAAAATTTATTGAAAAAAGGTGTTGACATACCTTTCCAGAATTGCTATAAAGTATATGTAAGTTGATAGTGATTCGGAGAGAGACATGACAAAAGAGACAATCTTCCTTGACGCCCAGAACGGTGCTGTTGCTGTCTACAAAGGTGTAGCAAATCTTGTCGGTCTTGCTAAGAACGGTAAGACACTCAAGTATATTCTCGACACACACAATATCGATTGGATGAACGATCCTGTGTTCTGCCAGAGCAGCATGGATTTTGCTGATGAGTATGGCTTTGAGACTTGGGACGGTGCTAATCAGATTGTCAATGAAATGATCAATGAGATGGAGACTGTATAATGACTGCTTTTGTTGTGAAGACTTACACTATGGAAAACTACGCATCTCACAGTGACCATTGGGATGGCACGACGTTCCGTTGGAAGAACAAGCCTGGCTCTAACTACATTGTCGAAGCTGCTGATTTGGTATCGGTTCGTGAGGTCATGGATTTGATCTGTAAGGATTCAGATACCTACATTGAGAAAGTCGAGTCAATCGAAATGGTTGATTCATCTGAACATGAAACGGATTACGTCAAGCAGCAGCGCGAGTATGATCCTGATGGTTGGGATACTCTCTATCTTGATCCTGTCATCCGTCGTGGTAAGAATTCTCACTGGTACATGAAGCG